CAAGCGGCTGGACTACTTGCAGTAGACGATACGGCATTAAACAGCGTGCCTATTTTGCTCTTAAACATAAGTGTTCCTTAAAAAGTAAAGTAACCATCGGACCTTGAAGGCGCTGCCATTGCACGAGCAAAGGCCATAGTAAGGGCTACGCATGGGTCGATCTTATCTTCCGCCTCATTCTTCGCGTACATAGCCCTGTCCTGCCTGTCAGTAACGAGTATGGCATTACCCATCGCCCACCGAAGCAGCTCGTCTCCGTCATGCCTGAACCTACCATCAGCTATGCACGCTTTAAGCTCGCCAATAGGCTCATTGAAGTGCCTAGTTGACTGAGCCATCGAAACAACCTCGAGACCTTCTTGCTCAAGATTCTCTCCAGTCTTTTGTGCTTGGTATGGGTCAATAGCTACTTGGTAGCATCCATACTGTCTGCAATATTCTGCTGCGTCCCGCTCAAGCTCGGACAGCGGGAACTTACTTCTCCGCAGCAGTCCCTTGTCAATGAAGTCACAAAAAGGCTTTGCCTTAATGTCCCTGAGAGAATCCATTGCAAGGTAGGACCAGATCCTCCCTTCATATCGGTAGATGGGAGTACGCTCACCATCATCGTCCTCTATGAAGTCATCGGTCTCATAGCGTGCGACCAAAGCTAGGGCTGCTAGGTCGTCTCTCGCTCCAAGATCAATGCCACAACCAAGTGCGTCAGCGTCCTTCCAATCACTGAGCTTACCGGCGCACTTATCCCCCTGGTCAATATTAAATGCGGCATCAAGGTTACTGACTAAATAGTTGCCGTGATACCTAGTAAACCTATTGAGTGCCACGCTATCCTGTCTAGCAGGCTTTGCTTGATCCTCAAGGTATTCTTTTGTAAGTGTAACTCCTAAACATGGGTTTGACTTGATCCAGTTTTTTGGGTCAAGCGGATCATCTTCTTCGTCAACTTCGTAACTTAGGCTGAAGTATGATTCATCCTTAAAGTCGTTTGTCGCAACTCCAGTTGCGTACTTCCATTCAGACTTCCATATCTCAGACGAAGTTGATCCTGCAGTCGTTGTCACTAGGAACAGAGGCTGGCTTCTTGCTCCGCTACCTGTCTTCATAGTAGATAGGAACTCTGCTTGGTTGCCGCTGCTTCTGAAACTGTGCAGTTCGTCGATCTGGACAACCGAAGGGTTCAAGCCATCGAAGGCTTTATCTGATCCAACCGTTATAATATGACCATGATTATGGTCAAACGTAATTTGCCTGTTTTTGTAGTCTGACATATTAGTAAGCAGTTCACTCTGTGAACGCATCCTAATACATTCAGCCATCGTCACCCTGTCAGCCTGCTCTTTCTTTGAAGCAGCTAAGACAACTTGAGCAACATTCTCAAACCCGTCTGTTATTGGGTTGTAATCAAACCCAGCGCAGAACGTACACAGCGCAGCAGCCAGAGTGGACTTGCCATTCTTCCTTGCAACACTAATGTACGCCTTACTGAACCTTCTTAGGTCAGTGCTTCGATGCTTCCACCCGAAGATAGAAGCAATCGCAAAGCACTGCCAAGGCTGCAAGATAAACGGCTGACCAACATTCTTTCCAATACTGTGGCGTACTACCGTAGGGAAGAAATTGGCAACGTTCCTCGCAGCATTTTCATCAAAGTAATAAGGAAACGCATCTGTATCTTGCTCCTGTAAGTCCCTGAAATGCCTATCTATTGAACCCTTGATTGACTTGCATGAAATTATATCGCCATTGGCTATTGCCTTTGCATATTTGTTCATCTCGTCAATCGGGTCATTCCAGCTAGACATTTGCGAGCCTTTGTTTACATGATGTCGCACTTTCCACCGGCACAAGCAATCTCTTGAACCGGATTAACGTTATTGGTTTCTTCTATAACTTGAGTGAAGTCAACATTCTTGTATTCACGGTTCATGTCAACCCATTCCTTCCAGTTATAGACATCCTTCATGCAATATGTCAGTCGCTTCAAGTCTCCTTCAAAATACTTGGCTGCAAACTTCTCGCATCTTTCCTGCCACTCTTTCTTGCCGTTGCCTTTGATCTTCTCTCCAACCCCAAGCAAGCTATCGCAAGCGGCCCACAAGTTGTCTTCCCATAAAGTCAGTGCAACCTCAATAAGCCCGCTAACAAACAATGCAGCACCGCCATAATGAGAAACCTGTTCGCTTGGTAAGTACACTGTAGTGAACGGCGCCTGCGGGTAGTCCTTGTCGCCGGTGATCGGCAATAACGAGATACCGCAAAAGAACTGCCTGTTTTCGTAAATATACTCTTCAACCTCATCCCATTCCTCTGGCTTAACGTTAATAGTGTTACTGACGTTATGGTTAAGCCACGGCTTTGTGCATAATTCTTTGTTTGTGCCAGCAATAACCCAGTTTTGCTGAGTTGACTTTACATACTCAAGCAACTGAATCGCACTGACTTTGTTCTTGGTCTTACTGCCATCAGCAACTTCAACACAGAAGGCAACAACGTCATCACTTTCGTTATTGCTCCACACGCTCTCTTCACAAGCACGAGGATTGATCTTCCTGAAGTAGTTGTATATCGGCTCCATCTTGTTTGCTTGGACTCTCCTGATATACCTCTTCGCGTGATGTGGGTGAATACCACTGGAAGTTCCAAGGATGCAACTCGATGTTCCCTCTGGCTTGATACAAGTCGTTCTTGCAGCCTGATTGATTCCGACAGCATCAGCAATCTCTTTGTTTGTCTCCTTGACCGTCTCGGCGCCTTTCTGCTGCACTGAAGCATCTAGGCAAATGTCTGGAGTCTCCATGATTCCAGTCATACTTACACCAAGCAAAGCCTCGCGAGCAATGATTCGCTCAGAAGCACTTCCAAGGTAGTCAAAGTTGCAGAACCCTGCCTGAAGCGTACCGATGATTGATGCAGCACGACACGCACTGTAAAAATCTTGCTTCGATTTTATCTTGGCGCAGTTGATCGTAGATAAGTTACACGCCTGCCAGCCAGACTCACCAGTCTGCTCGCAAACAGGATACATACCGATCTCAACGCATGGATTGACAAGCAACTCAGTGCTGTCAGACCAAATAAATGCAGGCTCACCAAACTCCTTGACTGACTTCATCAGTTCTGCGAACTGCTCTGGAGATGTCTTGTCTCGAAGAAGCAGCGCACTGTTATTTGATCTACCTCGCTGCGGGTTCTCGATAAACCAGTTGCCGGTCTTAGCTGTAGCCATCGCAGTGTCATCAGGACTGAATACGCATATCGTAGCGCTTCGCCTTACTCCACCAGAGATAACAGCGTCAGCGGTGTGCATCACAATATCGTAAGCTTGAATTGGCTTCAGCCTCTTCTGACCATTCTTAATTGCATCGTCTAAGATCTTCTTGATGTTATCAAGGGCCTTTTTCAACGGCTTAGGGCCAGGCGCTTTCCCTCCACTAGACTTTAATGGCGAGCCTGCTTCCCTAATCAAGCTGTAGTCAAAAGTTACATTCTTCCCATTGAACGATTCAAAAAGCTCCTCACCAAGAAACTGATCGAAGTAGCTAGAAACGAGAACTCCAACTGCATCGCTCCAGCCTTCAATCGAATCAGGAATGATAAACTTCTTGCTGCCTTCCTTCTTTGGAAGCAACTCTGGCAATCTGTCAATATGATGCTTCTGAACACTGAACCCTGTTCCGCAACCACACAGAAGAAGGTACATGCACTCTTGGAAGAACCGCACTCTGTCACAGTACGACACAATGCAATTGTACATCCTAGCGTTATGCTTAAAGATAGGATCTCCGCCGAACTGCAACGCACGCTGAGAACCAAGCACGCGCTTCTTGCGCATCTGCTCATACGCCCATTCGATCTCTGGCAGGACTTCTGGCTTGCCCGAGTAATGCTCTAGCATCATTTGCTTTACACGGTCAACAGCCTCGTTCCAAGTTTCTCGGCGTTTCTTTTCTGGAACCCAGCGTGCGTACTTACTGACAAAAGTATAATCAATCAAAGATTTTAAAGACATGATAATTCCGTAATACGGAGGCTTAGCCTCCAGCAAGTTTTTTAAGTAAATCGCCAACAGCACTATCTTCGTTGTTACTGCGTGACTCAGGTGGTGCTAATTTGGTGCGGGATGACGGCGTAAGTCCTAGTTCGCTCAATAATCTTATGTGTGTCTGGACATAGCGACCGTAATTTGTCGCCGCACCACTAGCTTTAGTTCCACCGTCACGAGTGATAGTGGTATCGCCATTCTGGTGAATTTCTTGAATACATCGAAGAAGCAGACCGTAGTTTAAAACGTATGCTTCGATAGTGGGTCCGTCTTCGTATTTAAGAAATCCCATGAATGAAAGCGTATCGCAAGTCTCATGCCAAAGCTCCAAAGTAAGCTCATCGCCCTGAACAAGCAGAGATGGTTCCGGCCTTTTATCTCGAACCGGCACAATTGCCTTACGGCGTGCCGGATTATCTTTGTGTGTACCGTCTATCTTCGCAAGTTCTTGTCTTTTATGCTTAGGCATAAGTCCTGTCCTTTACTTGTCGGGTAGTATAGCAGATGCGCTTGATATTGTCAAGCTCCTGATGGTTGTCCGCATATAAGGCGTTAGGACTATGCCAAGCACTGATTTTACATATCGGCAGCATTGGCATAAAACTTTATTCAAGTTTAGGCTGTCGGTGCAAAGTTTCATTGAACAGCTTGTCGGCAACAAGGTGGCAGAAGTAACTATGCGCGATCCTGTAGCTTGGGACTGCAGAGTCTTCATTGTAATACTTTTGATACACGTTTATCCTGTACCGATTGCCCCAAGTATTAGTAATAAGGATCGACTCGTAGTTATTCCTAACATCTTCGTCAACCCATTCAAGAACCTGTCTGCACAATGATTCATAAAGCGCACCTTTCTTGACTACTTTTGATCCATTATTTTGAGCCATTATAAACCTCCTCAAAGCACCATTGGTGGTAAACAAGTACATTTGTAGAACTCTTGATAAATCGGTCAAGAGTTGACTCCATTGCAACAACTTTGTTTCCAGTATCACTACTGACATAGAAAGTAGGCTTACAGCAGTGGTCGCAATGTCTCACAAAAAATGGATAGCAGCATATAATCACAAGTATACAAATTGCAATTAAAGCTGATGCCATATCTTTTTGCCAATCTTGTAATCTCATTTATTTATTCGCCTTCCAATCTTAGATAAATCTGGTTCCACTTCACGACAAGCACGATACTCGTCATTTAACTGCAATATGGATTTTGCCTCTGACGCAGCTCTTGACTCTATTGCCATTTCAATGGCAGTGTCGAGGTAAACTTTTGCCTTGTATAGATCATCAAGCTTTGACTCTCCCTCTTTCCTGCCTGCCCTTGCGGCATACTTAACAACATTGCCAAGAGGAAAGTCTAAAAACTTTGTAATGTCGATAACCTCAACTTTGCCAAATTTATAATGATCTGGGTTTGACTTAGACATTAGGAACTTCTCCAATGACACGAACTCTGAACACTCCAGCAAGACCAGCAACGTAATCTGGGTCGCAGTAAACTTTTCTTCCAAGCTTTTCAGACAAGAAAGCCTGTACATCGTCAAGCGTGTTTGTCTTCAGTCCTGATCTAGAGCTGAAAGCGAACACGACATGCTCGCCACGAACTGCATAAACAAGTTCGCTTTTCTTGATACTTCTGTTAAACTTCAGAGCAGAGTTAATCAAGTTGTCTCTGATAGCGATAATTTCTTCGATTGTGTTTTCAGTAGCTCCAGTACACACAACAATTCTCCTTAACCAAAAAAGTAGTAAGCAACAAAGCTTCCAGTAGCATAGCTCAATGGGAGCAGGAAATAAGGGCTAGAAACAAAGCTTTTCATTTTTTCTCCAATAGGCTCGAGATTACTGTAACTGTTACATCGTCATCGTCAATGTTATCAATGACTAAATCTGATATTTTATCGAGAAATTCAGCAGCGCCAGCAACATCATCGACATCTACAGTAGTCACTAGCTTGTTGACTTTATCGCAAAACATTTCAGTGTACGCCTCAGATTCTTCGAGTGTCCTGATACTGAAAATTGCAGTTTGGACGACATTGTAAATGTCTTTCGCAAACTCGACTACGCCATCATCTGGCCCAAAGTTTATGTTGCTTGCACAAGATGTTAGGCAGTCGTCAATAATCGAAGCTTGAGTTCCTTCAATACCGACCTCTGATGAAAGCTTAAACTTTTTATTGAAGTTTCCATTCTTGTCGGTAAGTCCGCAGGTAATAACGTTTATCATTTTTTATCCGTTGTATTCGAGCCATTCGTTTGCTTGTTTAACATCATGGAAAGACTTGGTGTATCTTTCGCCGTCATCGTAGAGGACTGTTGCGAGCCAGAATGGACTGTCATCACGACGAGTGATGAGAAGAACCCTGCCTTCTCGCGATTCCCTAAAAAGGACTCGTTCCTTGGCTAATGGCTTGTACGCCATATTTAATCTCCTTTGTGCTGAAGTTAGCTGTGTTGTGCATCCCAGTATAACAGTTGTCGGACCAGATGCAAGCCCATGATGACGCTAATTGACAAAAAAGTGCTAATTGACTAATTGCCTTAATAAAGGAAAAAGAGGAAAAAGAGAGTAAAACACCTTAATAACTCTTTTTTTTAAAAAAATCAAGACAGTAAGTCAATTAGTCAATTAGTAATTATTATTGTTGTTTTTTATTGGATTTCTTATAAGAGATTTGCCGATTCCTTAAT